AATTACTTTAAGTAGAAGATATTTCATTAAAAAAACTAAAATGTCTTCTTTTGGAATGAATAAAAGTAATACGAGTGTGGCTAAACAATGTTGTTCCAGTGGTAATAATTTTTCTACTACATCACTTATTCCTTCTGGTGCTAATCGATGTACAGTTTATTGTTTTACACCTCGAAATGCATCAGGGACTGTATCCCTTGTAAGCAATACTGATTCTGCTCGTAGACAAATTACGATCGATCAGAATTTGGTTGTTATTCCGGCTAATTCAATTATTGACCGGGTTGAATTTTTTGGAGTATCAGGATTTTCCACCAAAGGATCATTCTCAATTGGTTTGGGTCAATTGAATGGAAGCATCATGACATCATTAGTAGAAAATACTACTGCATCTATTGCAAATGAAAAGGTTGGAGGGTGTCGAGAATTTCTTTCAATTAGCCCAGATGGGAAAAATCTAAAGACAATGGTTCTCCTTCAAAGTAATGTGAATGTAATATTGGAAAACCCTGTAACATCTGGTAACCTCCTTGTTGTAATTGATTACCATATTAAACCAAGTCATGTCTAAATTCTTAAAAATGGTTTAAGGGAAGCTGATTCTTGATAAAAATGAAGAAGCGCAATATTGAAGATGAAATATTAAATCTTGACATGTTCGTCAGGAACAATGAATTGATTCCTATCAAGATTCGTAACAGTATTTTGAAGCATATTGACTCAGTACGTAAATGCGCTAAACCTCGTCGTTCTAACAAGGGGCGTAATCAAAATCAAAATAGTGGTCTTTTAAAGCCTGTTATAATCAGTAAAGAAATGGCACATTTTGCTAATTGGGGGGTGGAAGAATTACATTCTCGTGTGGATGTAACAAAGGTTATTTGTGCTTACGTTAAAAATAATATGCTTCAAAAACAAACAAATAAGAAGACTATTATTCCCGATGATGAATTGGCTAAAATTCTTAATTGGTATTCAATCGATGAAGAGATGCATGTAATAGTAACTAAGATTAATGAAAACAATCTTTTTAGTATTTTGAAAACACCAACGTCTGGTTTGAAAGATGCTAAATTTTACAATAATTCTGAATTAAGAAAGGAAAGTGACGGTGAAACGTTGGCCATTATTAAGAAGGTAGAATTATTAGAAGATGGTCATTACAGTTTTGTTTTTGACATTCCACTAAATTTAGTTATTGGAGAACAATATGTTGTTCATGTCCCACTGACATATCCAAAGGTTCAGACCAAAATCAGTATACATTTAATTAAACCAGAAAAAGTAGATATTCCAAAAGAGATTAAACCAAAAAGAAAAAAGAAGGCGCCTTCTGATAAATAAATAGATAGATAAATAGAAATAATATAATTTGGTAACCTGAAGGTTACCAAATTGTTCCTTATCTAATGTATTGAAATTTCCCATCACGTATACACCATTCATGTTTTGAATAATCCCTCAAAATCTTAATTACATCTTCATTTTTAATATCACCCGTATTTAAAATTACTTTCTCCATCTGATCTAATAAATTATCAGGATCAATGAAACCTAATAATTTGTTGAATTGATTAAAAATAAAAGCTTTATTGTACTCATATTCTTCCAGGTTAAATTCGAACACATCATCAAAACCTTTTACACTATTGACTAATCTTATCATGTGACCAGAAAGACACATATCATTACAATCATTCATTTCCTCAATCAGTCTATTTGTAAGATTAATACGTTCTTTATGATTTTTTATATAAAACCATACAGATGCAAAAAGACTAGGCATATGTATTCCATTTACTAATTCATTAGTCTCAATTACATTTAAAAAAGAGTCGTCAAATATTTCATTTGACGGTCTTACATACTTACATGGAAATTTTTCCATTATTTCCTTGGCTGCGTAAGTGGCAGGTGTCATGAAATAATGTACATTTTGTGGATTGTAAAAAATTGTTCTAGGAGGTATATGCATGAATTCACTAAATTCATGCTCAAGTATATGAATGATATCATAATTATTAGCTTCCTTTAGTTCATTACAGTACAGATGTAAAGATTGTAATATATCGGGTTTCAATATATTTAATACTTCATCGCTCGAAACAGCTTCTATTAATTCTCTATACATATTAATTCGTGTTTTATGAGTGAGAGTGTCCTCAATATCCAGCATCCTAATTAAATCTTTAAAACGACTGCTAAAAGACGATGTCATGTTGTTTTTTTCTTGAATACTAATGCATAAATGAGAATAGGTGATTTATAAGCTATATGTGTAATTATAATTAAAAATGGCTTTTACTGAAATATCAGTATCTACACAAACATTCACAGTGCGAAGTAATATTGACCATATAGAACTAAATGAATTCTATAATGTTCTTGAACCAGTGAAAAAACCGTTTGATAAAGCAGCAATTTTATGTGTAAAGTATAAAGAGCAAAAGAAAGGATCCGATCCTGAAAAAGATACAAAGCTAAAACGCAGGCGATCAATTGAACAAGAAGTTCCTCCAAAAACAACTAATTTTCTAAATTGTGTTACTTTAATTGTTCAGGTAGAGAAACGTATTAATATCAAAATATTTAGAAATGGTGTATTTCAACTAACCGGGTGTAAAAACATTAACAATGTTCGACAATGCTTAAATATGATACTGATTGAATTATTTAAAACTAAATGCTTCCGTTTTGAGATTGGCTATGATGATTTCGTGATTTATATTAAATCTGCAATGAGAAATATTGATTTTGATCTAGGTTTCAAAATAAATCGTATTCTTTTGGCTAATCGTTTAGCTAATATATTTCAAGATGATGATGATATCATCATTCCAGATGCAATAGGAAACAAAATGGATGTGAAAATTAAGGTACGGATTAATCGTGAAGAATTAGAAAAATTATGTGTAATTAAGATTATACATCCTACTAGTGAAAAATCACAAGAAGAGATAATCATGTATAAAGATTGTTTGCGTATAATTGAGCCCAAAAAACTAGAAACTAAATTGAGGGATAAATTTATAACTATATCAGTTTTTCAAAATGGTAAAGTTCTGCTATCCGCAATGGATGAATTTATTCAAGAAAAATATTATAAATGGTTTATTTCGCTCATTAAAAGAATTGAAAATGATATTAAACCTCCTATTCTCCCAAAAAAGACTTTTTTAGTAGGTAAAGCCGCAAAAAATATTAAAATATTATCGTAACCAAGGTAATCGTCGTAGTCTTTTTGTAATAGTTGACTTACGTCGTAGCTGACGTAGTAGTCGTAACGTAGTCGTAACGTAGTCGTAACGTAGTCGTAACTAATATAACCTAGTAATTGTAACATTGTCGTAACATTGTCGTAACATTGTCGTAACATTGTCGTAACTAATATAACGTAGTAGTCGTAACTAATGTTATAACCTAACGGTTATAACATTTTATATTCATTGTGCAATTTTATCAATGTAATAATTACATAGTAATTGAGAAACGGCATTGTTTTCCGAGAAAACAATATGGAGACCATCTTCATTTAAAAATGAATGTAAAGCATCCGTTTCGGTAAGTGAACTCACAGTCGTCATGAAATAATATAACGGTTCTGTCGTAATAAACATTGTACCTCTAATAAATTCGTCTTCTATAGCATATCCATAATTTATTCTCATATGGGCATATGCATAATAATTGATATCGTCAATAGTAAATCTGAAAGAAACATTGTAAAGAGTATCTTCTGTATCATCTTCCTCTATAACAGCTTCATATATTCTATTTATATCACTTAATACAATTGGACCTGTATATACATTTTCAAAAGGTAAAGAAAATAATGTAAAATGACCACGATAGTCTAAAATATCTTCAAGATAATCAGCTAAATTATCAGCTGTGACCGTATCTACCAAAGATTTGAACATTGCGTATCTTAATTTAATAGCATTCTTCTTCATATACTATAATTCATGTTTCGTAATTCATATGAAATGTTTTTATACATAAAAATGTATAAAAACTGAGATTTTTAAATAGGTGTATTTCTTACCGTATTTCTAAACGTATTGTTTGACAAATTGTTTCAAAGCAACATATGACCGAGAACTATTAGTATATGGAATACGTTTATTTCCTTTGATTAATACAAAGCTAGGAACTGTTTCCAAACCTGGATAAATTTTATCTAATTTTCCCGATGATTGAAGATTTCTTTCACTTTCACGTTCTCCGTCTAATTGTATAGTCATACAAGTAACAATTCCTTCATTTGCCAAGCGTTGAAAATCTGGTTTAGCAGTTTTACATCCACCACAATAACTACCCTGAATCATAATAAAAACTGGTATATTTTCCAGTTTTCCAACCAAACTACCAGAATCTGTAAAATCTGAGCTTTCTAAATATCCAATAGGTTTTACGAAATCATCCATTTTTATGATAACAAATAATTCTTAAGATTAACCTAATAAAATCGAATTGTGCCTTTATTTAGAATGAAAATGACTGGCGTTAATTCTAAATCAATAGTTTGATTATTGATAATAATGGTCCTCACAGGTTTCGTAGGTACCGTAGGCGTAGTATGTCTTGTAGTATGTCTTGTAGTGTGTCTTGTAGGTAGTACGGTAGTGTGTCTTGTAGGAAGTACGGTAGTATGTCTTGTAGTATGTTTTGTAGTGTGTCTTGTAGGAAGTACGGTAGTATGTCTAGTAGGTAGTACCGTAGTGTGTCTTGTAGGAAGTACGGAAGTATGTCTTGTAGAAGGTATCGTAGTGTGTCTTGTAGGAAGTACGGTAGTATGTCTTGTAGAAGGTATAGTAGAAGGTATCGTAGAAGGTATCGTAGTGTGTCTAGTAGGTAGTACCGTAGTAGTAGGTACCGTAGAACTGATCTGTTTTGAACCATACAAGAATTGGATACCTGCTATATCATCAGGACCTAAAGCACTAGTTTCCATGAAACTAGGGAACATAATATCAACTATCGGGTAAATATAACTATGTCTTAAACCTAAAACATGACCAAATTCATGCAATAATACTCGATATAGTTTTTTATAATCATCCCATGATTCGATGAGATTCAGATGTACACGACCATCAGGTGGAAAAAATGCATGTCCCAAAGTAGATGCTGCAAATGGATAATTATCAAAGTGATAACCTATGTTATGAAATGATATTTTTATATCAGCATCTTCCACCATGGAAACCTCTTTAAACGTTAAAAGTGTATGTGATCCCCATTCTTTAAGAGCATAATTAATTGCATGTCTCATAACATTTTGATCAATCAGCCCTGTCTGGTTTGATTGATAATGTGTCGAATTATGATAAATCCAAGTTAGTTTGTTTTTATGCCATTTGCCTTCCGAAACCGAGTATTTTCCAATCAATATTTTTTTTTTAATGCTACATCTCCGAAACCATCGGAATCAGAATCATCTACATAATCAAGAGTACCGCATGTAATAGGGAATATAATCGTAATGACAGGAGTATCAATTACACCAGTTTCTGGTAATCCATTTTGTCTTTGGAATCTTCGAAGAGATTTAGCTTCACGTTTTTTGAGACGCATCATAGAAATAGCTTGTCTAGGAGATAAAACAGTTAATTGTGATAATCTATTCCATAATCTAAAATGATGTTCTTTGAAAAAATTATTATTTACTAAATATTCTAGCACTGCCTTTTCAATAAAAATATCAGTATATGTAATAGGTTGTGAACTAATAGTAATATTTTTATCAGAATTAAATTCTGATTCTGTTGGATATCTATACGGCATTGTATATGGTGCTGCGATTACACTATTGAAATGTAATCCTAAAAATAATATTGGGATAATTGAAATCATTTTTTATTTAGACTAATAGCTCATAAGTTTTAAGAAACTTATGAATAACTCAAGTAAAAATATGCTTATGACTTAAAAATGACAACCTTGGGCCCATATACTCAAGCCACTTTAATATACGAACCAGTAGTTACTAACCGGGTGGAATTAGCACGTCCTGGAACTATGTTGGATTATATAACCAAAAAATTACCTCATTTTTTACCAATAATAAAAAATGCTAGAAAGATGCCATTTTATAATTCTGAGGGACGTTATACACTATTTGTCCCAAAAGCTTCTGAACATGATTATCGTCATTTAGATCCTAATTTATCAATTAGGATTCTGAATATGTCTACAGTACCGGGTATTATAACAACGGATATGTTTTCAAATAATCAAACTATATTTCCATTGGATCATCCAAAAAACAATCTATATATCCGGAAAAACCTAAATACGATTAAGGTTTTAGATAAACAAATTATTTTTGGTAATATTGAATGCAATAATGGGATTATCCACATTATAGATTCAATTCTTTGGCCTATATTCTAAGAACCTAATGACGATAATATTCACGATATTCCTCACGTGTAGTTCTCATAACAAGAAATATGATGATCACGATAGCTATCATCAGAAACATTATTCCTTGGCCGCTTATGAAATCTGATTTGCCTGGAGGTGCAGGTGGAGTAGGAGGTATAGGGTTACTTCCACCTCCACCTGCATCTGTACCTGGACCTGCACCTGGACCTTCACCTCCTACTCCACCTGCATCTCCACCTACACCTCCACCTGTACCTCCACCTGTACCTCCATCTGTTTCGGCATCACGATAATACGATGACAAATATTGAGGACGTTGTTGCATTTGTGCCATTTGTTGAATAGATGCTTCTGGGGTCATAGGAACAATGTATTTTACATTGTTATCGGGAATAACTGACCAATATTTTATTCTTTGAGTCATTTTTTCTTGGATATTATTTTTTTAAATTTCGTTGATATAGTCTTTTAAAGGCGTAATCAAAAACAAATACTTGTGAGGATAACATTCCCATTCGTAAATATAAATCGTTCATTGCATCCATTTCTTCCATCAACCAAAATAGAATAAATAACTGTATTAGAATTAATAAAATTAATTTCGTATTACTCTCTTCATTTGGATCGATTTTTTTATAGATCCAAATGCCTAACCATTCTACAATCATGCCGACGATAAAACCGTATAAAAATTTAAATAGATTTTCTACAATCATTTTCAAACAAAAAGAAAAACAAATATAAAAAGAAGAAATGAGTATGCTATGCAAACAATTCCTCAATAATCCCCGTATTAATCCTAGAACAGGTCGTCAAATATTGCCTACAGGGCAAGTATACAAAAAACTTGTGAAAGAATGTGGTGAACCGGATTATGACGCACATTCGTCGAGATATTATTCAGATATTATGTTCATTGCTAAGAAATTTCCTTGGACACGTCGTTCACCAAAGATTTCAATGACACGTAAGAACCCATGTGAAGAATTTCTTAAAAATCCTCATATTAATCCTCGAACACGTCGTCAAATATCTCCCGAAGGAAACGTATATAAAAAACTAATGAGGGAATGTTCTACGCCGTCACGAGCTCAATCACGTGCTCGATCACGTGCTCGAGCACGTAAGCACCCACGCGAAGAGTTTCTTAAAAATTCCAATATTAATCCTAAAACAGGTCGTAAAATATCTCCTGAAGGAAATGTATACAAAAAACTAGTGAGGGAATGTGAGAGATATCGCAGACGTAAGGAGGTAATAGAAAACCTCATTAAAGCTGATAATATATCAGTAATGCGATCTGCCGTTCTCAATCAATTAGGTGAAGATGCAAATTATATTTTAGGTATCAGCAATCATCCTTCAGATTTATACAGGTGGGTTACATAAATTTACATCTAAATTTATAAGACACCAACAGCTAAATCATTAATAGATACAGAAGGTGATTGCATGCATGGACTACCATAGTTTGTGAGATAAGCACCATTTTGAGTGGATGCTGGGGCATATCTGAGTTTTGGATCTGCTCCAGCAGCCCAATAATCACCCTTCATATTATTATCGAAAAAATCGTTGGGCATGCTTGTACGCCATCCTAGATTTTTTTCAGGATACAAACTGACATCGCCAGCGGAATAGGTATAATATGAAGGATTTGAGTTCATAGTCCCAAGGCCATTACACCCACAAAACGCTTCCTTCATCATAACGGAGTACAATGCTAAAACTGCAATAATTAATAGTATAATTGCTATAATGTTATTACTCTGCATTTTTAGTCATATGTGATAAAATATTTGAGTTTATACATACATGGAATACAAGGAGATAATGAGAATGACTAAAGAAAATAAATTCAAGCCTAATGAAATTTATCAGAACCTCCCAATTTATGAAGAGGATGATAAATTCAAATTGCTTAAGCAATACTACAATCAAACACATTTTGTCAATCATCAGATTGACACGTATAATGATTTTATCACTAGAGGTATGCAGGCTATAGTAAAAAGAGAACCTCCAATAGAAGCGAACAATTTTAAAGTACAGTTTAATCATGTTTACGTAGATCAACCTAAATTTGTGAAAAAAATTAAAGATCGATCAATTAATAATGATGTTCCTGGTAGTTGCATTGAAATTACTGAAGATGCAGAGGTTATAAAAGAAGGACAAAAAGTTATTGTAACCTATGTGAATTCACCTTTATACCCAAACGAAGCAAGAAAAAGAAGTATTAATTATGATGGAGTTATAAATGCTTCAATTACCGTCACTCATACTGAAACAAATAAGAAAACTGAGCATCATCAGGTTCAAATAGGTAAAATTCCAGTAATGTTAAGATCTAACGCATGTAGATTAACTGACAATAACAAAGAATTTCATTATGAATGTCTAAATGATTTTGGAGGGTATTTTATCATCAAAGGTAAAGAACGCGTTCTAATTGGGCAACTGCGACGCGCTTACAACAAAGTGTATGTCGAAAAAACATCTGATGATAAATACGGTTATATGGCAGAAATTAGGAGTATGAATGAAAAAGGTAATTCTGTATTAATTCAGCTAAAGGTTATAACTGCCACCAATGAATTATTTTTTTCATTACCTTATATTAAAGCTAAATCATTATTACCAGCAGGTTTAGTTTTTAAAGCATTAGGTATCACGGAAAAGGATATGAAACAAATAGTTCGATTGGATACGTACCCAGATATTTTAAATCTGCTTGTAGAACAATACAATATGGAAATGACCACAGAAGAAGCAATCGAATCTATATCAAACGATATTACAGATGACACAAAAGACTGTGTTTACGTGAGAGATATTTTACATAAAGAATTGTTCTATCATGTCGGTGAACTAACCCCTCACAAATCTGCTTTACATCTTGGTTACATGATCAAAAAATTAGTAGCATGTATGCATAATAATAGAATGTTAGATGATAAAGATAATTTAGCCAATAAACGGATTGATTCTACATCTGCTCTTCTGGAATTTTTGTTTCAGATTTTGTTCAAACAATTTGTAAAGACTTTGACAAACCAAATGGAAAATAAAAAGAATCCTGATCCTATAGCCATTATTAAAGATATTAAAATAATTACTCATTCGATGAATCAAGCTTTTATGACGGGGAATTGGAATACTCAAAAAAGTTCACTGTTTACACGTATAGGTGTGTCTCAGGTTCTTGTCATGCAAAATTATGGAGCTAAATCTTCTCATTTGCGACGTATTATGCTCCCTGTTGGTAAAAAAGGGAAAATTCCAAGTGCTCGTCAATTACATGCATCTCATTTTTCGTTCATTTGTCCTTATGAAACACCAGAAGGAGAAACTGTTGGTCTTGTATCTAATTTGGCATTATCAGCTAATATTTCCACATATATTTGTCCTAAATTAACAACAGATGTCATTGTCGGTATGGAATTATTTCGTAATGATTTTTGTGGATGTAATCTGATTTTCATTAACGGATGTATTGTAGGTTCATGTGATGAAGCGTTTAAATTCGTTAAAGCATTTAACGAATTTAGGTGTTCTAATCTACTAGATCGTAATATATCGATTACAAGATTAACTGAAGAAAATGAGATACATATTTGGACTGATGAAGGACGTTTACTGAGACCATTATTTACGATAGGTCCTCGAAATAGTATTTTATACAAGGAGAATCCTTTAAAAACATGGAATTCTTACGTTGATGAAAACAAGATTGTATTCAGAGAGGTGTGGGAACTAGAACAATCGGTCGTAGCTCTAACTGAAGAAGATTTAAAAAAGAATCGATGTGATTATCTTGAAATATGTCCAGCCGCTACCTTAATGGCAGTAATGGCTTCTGTAATTCCTCTTTCTAACCACTCACAATCACCTAGAAATGCATATCAAGCTTCGATGGGAAAACAGGCAATTGGAATACCAAGCACTGCATATCAAGAACGATATGATACTACCCTTCATGTTCTTGATATGCCACAAAAACCTCTAACAAAAAATGAGATGGTTTCAGTACTGAATTTTGACGAAATGTCTCACGGTGCTAATCCTATTGTTGCTATCATGACATATAGCGGCTTTAATCAAGAAGATTCAGTCATTCTCAATAAGGGATCATTAGATCGTGGTTTATTTACTACCACAACGTATAAGAGTATCGTAGAAGAAGAGAAAAAAAGAGGTAGCTCTGATTTTGAAACTATTTGTCTTCCAAAATTCCAATATAGGAATAGAAACTATGACTACAGTCATTTGAACGGTGATGGTCTTGTATGGAAGAAAAATATTTATTTGAAAAAGAATATGGTCATTATTGGTCGTACAACAAAAAAAATGATCAAAAAAGAAGACGGTGTGAGGGTAGCTGAAATTTCAGATACAAGTATTGTTATAAAACATGGCGAGGAAGGATATTTAGATAAAGTATTAAGCACTCTGAATAATGAAGGAATTAGAATTTTCAAAGTAAGAATACGTATTCCACGTATTCCTGAGATCGGGGATAAATTTGCATCATCTACAGCCCAAAAAGGCACATGTGGGATGATTTTTTCAGAATGTGATATGCCATTCGATAAAGATGGTGTAAAACCTGATCTAATAATCAATCCTCATGCTATTCCATCAAGAATGACGATTAATATGTTGATTGAAATGTGTTTCAATATGGTAGGATGTAAGCTAGGTATCCAGATGGATGCTACTCCATTCAAACATAGAAATATTGAAGATGAATTAACTGATTGGGCTTCGCGTGCAGGAATAACTACTTATGCTTCTACAATGATGGATGGCAGGACCGGTGAATTAATTCCAAGTAAAATATTCATGGCTCCCTGTTTTTATCAACGTTTGAAACATATGGTTGTAGACAAAATTCATGCACGCGTTGCTGGGCCATTGGATACACTCACTCATCAACCTGTTGCTGGAAGATCAAGGGATGGAGGATTAAGATTTGGTGAAATGGAAAAAGATTGTATGCTAAGTCATGGTTCCACACGTATCTTGAAAGATTGTCTCTTTGAACAAAGTGATAAATTTGTTATTCCAGTTTGTAAGGGATGTGGTAATATACCAGACAAGAGAACATTTTGTGAGATATGTCAAGAAGGAAATATAGAAATGAAAAATATGCCTTATGCTACAAAATTACTTTATCAAGAACTACTTGGTATGGGATTAAAATTGAAAATAACATAAAATTAAAATAAAAATCTATTTCATAACCTTCGGGTTATGAAATCATTACAATGGCATCAAAGCGGTGTAATTGGCAGTTCCGTTTACTAAATATCCAAGAATCATACCAGGAATAATTCTTGGATATTTAGTAATATTTATTATATCCTCTTCATTTGCATATGAATAAACATCAACGTCAAAATCATCTAATTCTTCTTCATTAGGGATATTCGGATATGAATTATAATGGAATTTATTCCAAAATTTAACTAATTTTGTAGAGACCTGCAAACCTGATTTTATTATAACAGATTCTTTCAATAAAGGCAAGACATTTTGAGCAAGATAAATACCATCACCAATCACGTTGTTATATATAAAATATGGTTGAAGCTGATCTAATTTAATACTTCGTGTAACTTTATTGTTTGTTTTGTAGCTCTCAATTAGTTCACTTACAGCATTTGGACTATCCAATATGAATTGATGTGGTATTTCATCAAAATCTGATATCTCGTCATAAAAATTATTAATATGAATTTTATTTTTGTATGCAATTAATTCGTTGAAATGTGTATTGGAATACAATCTCAGCATATAAATTAACCTTACGAGCATTTCTTTAGAAAGTACAACAACCTGGTTCTTATACACAAATTGCGAATATGTTGAAAATTTTGACGATAAATTTCTACTCTTAAATTCATGATTGGGTTTTATGATTATACAATCATTAATAAATTGATTCATTTGTTGCTCATTAAGAGGTTTGGTATAAGAATTTATTTCGATAAATTTTGACAAATAATATAAACCATATTGGTAAATAATTTTAGCTATCTTTCTATTGTGATTAAAATGCGAAATCATATTATCAGAAACATTTTCTTCATAGGTTTCTGATTCATTTACTATTGGAACAGAATCTAATCTATTCTTATCATCGCATAAGAATGTAATATTCAGATTACCACGGCTAAAATGAGATTCTACTTCACGTATATGATCATTTATGAGACGTTGTTTAATAAAAGTAATATTTTTATCTCGTGCAAAATCTTTTATTATATTTACTTCACATCTATAGATTTTGGTTGTAATTCTCGCATTAAATGGTGGTATTGGATCACATATGAATGAAATCATATCACCATTAAATAATGTATTGATAATTCTGCATTTGCCATATATATCGATTATTTGAGATTTTACGTTTAAATCAACAGGCACCATTATCGATGGAAGTATCGTATTATGGCTAAAAGACCTATTTAAATCTTTGAAAATTTCCCATATTTTTGTGACTACGTCATCAAAATATGGAAAAGATGTTTCCATATTGGCAAGAATTTTTGTATCGGGTGTATTAGTCCGTGTAATCAATTCACACTGGGTTTCAGCTACACCTTCGTCACTACCAGTATTGCGTTGGTATATGAATACGGTTCGACGAGATGGTTTCAATTTATAAAATACTTGTGCATGACGAGGTAATAATATTGTTCCATCTGGATGCTTTTCATCTGATGATAATACAAAAATATCACATTTGAATACCAGCTCTAATACATGAAAAAATTCAAGAGCGTTTAGATTGGAATTAGTAAGTTTTTCATGAATATTCTCAATTGATTCATCGTAAAATTCCTGTTTTGCTGCAGCTGCATTTATTTTGGTTGCAATTTCAGCCCTTATACTTTTAACGCGAGGGATTCTATCGGACACTTGTAGGCTTTTAATATTATTTATATTGAGAGCAAGCATGACACATTCAAGAAACGAATTATTACCAGGATTAGAACCCACTCTAATGAATTGAAATTTTGGGTTTGGTTCAATCATTCTAAATAATTCTTTAAGATTTGGGGGGAGTACACCGGGTAATCCTGGAGGTAATGTTTTACCGGAGATGAACATGTCTTGAACTGCACTAGTTTTTTCCATCATTTTCTCCTGTGCAAAATAGTGTCTGAATCTGCCTCCCAATTTATTTTGATCTTTCGTATAACAACATGGAATATATGGAAATGTATTCTTGTTTTCTAAACTATTCTCTCGTAAACCTGGAAACGGATGTGTTTTATGTGTACACACATAATATCGTTTAATACTTTCACCAAATATAGGAAATTCCATCAACTGTCTTTCTTTGGTTCTTTTATATATTTCTGCTTGTTCATTGGAAATTATGATTGGTCGGTTGAGACACTTTCTGGAATATGTAGGTAGAAAAATATCTGGCGCTATTGCTCTCAATTCTAATTTTTCTAATTTTCTCGGTCGTTTTATTAATTTTGTTTCTTCTGCTCGTAGGAAATCATCACCAATATACGTCCTATATTGGTTCAATATTAGATCTTTATTGTTGTTATATAGTGTAAAAAGACGTCCTAGAATTTTTTGGTATTTTAGACAATCGATTGTATTCGTAGCTTTAACCCTCACTTTTATAAAATTACTACCTTCATCCTCCATTCCATACATATTAGCTTTCTCTGTTTCTTTCATTGCAATACTTAAAATATCGTTAGTTCCAAGCACATGAACGTATGCATTCATTTTTATTTTGGAAGCTCTTATGGACTCATTCAAGGAAACAATTCTATTAAACAAAGGATTATTCATGCATAATTCAGCCCATACTGGTATTAGCATTGTTTGATTCGGATAAATGATGTAACCTCCAGTAGATTTTTCACTAATCTTTTCAATCTTATTTATATCGAGTCTTGGAAACACTTTTAGGACCCTAGTTACGTATTCTTCTAAAGAAAGATATTTTTGACCAACATTCATATTAAATGTTGCAATTATTCTATTATCGATAATTGCAAATGCAGCATCTGTATATTTTTTGTATTTATCTCTTACTCTAGAATCTGTGGAATCGGTCAGTTCACCATTTACCTTCAGTAAAATTGCGTTAGTTGTTCCAAATTTAAGCCAATTAGGGTCTGGTATAAAATCATGAAATGTTTTATAAAAAGTACCCATATTAGCATAAGGCGTGAGCTTGGTTACTGTTATTGTATTGAAAAGCTCTGATAATGAAATGGCTGAATCTGTATCAGATTGAAAACTAATATTGAATTGGATCGTAGCCAATTCATACTCAGCTGTCTCAATCGATGGTATTTGTTCGAATTCTTCAAATAATTTTGTGGTCTCATTTACATCTTTACGAAGTTTATCTATTCGAGTCTTCATTTTTTGTTTAATAATATTCCTCTCTTTCCAAATTGCATTAGCGCTTGAAATAGTAATTCCTGTAATTACATAATTCAGGTAAGCATTAATTTGTGCCGGGTCTGTCAGTGTGTTTTGTAAATCATGTGTTGCAATGAATAAACGTTCAGCATCTTCTCTATTTATCACGTCAAAATTGATTTGATTCTCAGGAAATGCGGTTAGAGCGGATCCTAAAAGTGGAGCAATTTCATTGACAACTGTCAATTCCTCAGCTTGCATAGTAAGCTTGGGTGTGAAAGTAAGATATTCGGGCAAAGTGATCATGGATACAGCTAATCTATTTCTGACAGTGTCTACCGTATCAGATAAATATATGTTAAAAATTTCACCATTAATCTTCATATTTTTACTGACCTAGGAAAGCTTTTCATTAGGTTCTTTCATATTTTTTTCCCCAACAGAAGTCACATTATTAATGGTACCTAAAAGATTTGTACCAGTCTTTTTGAAGATCATTTTACTGACAACAAAAAGAACAATATTCATAGTAAGCATCATGAATAATCTAATTTCTGGAGACCATTTACTTCCAACTGGTACATAACTTTTTTCAGCCATTTCAACCAATAATTGATCATAAGTGTTCATAGACATGATTTGTTGTTGAGCAAATCCTTCCATATCAAAATTAATTTTACCTAATGCAACCTCACAACCCATAACAAAAACTATCATGTATCGTTTCCAATTTTCTACGGATGAATCTAGAGATAATTTCTTTGTGAGTAATTCATACTTTTGTGACATCAGTTTAGGATCTGAATATAGTGTGAATTCAGGGATACTAGCATTTGGATGCATTCTTCTTAGTACCTCATACTTGAAATATACAGTATTTCTTTCTTTTTGCGTCTCTTCATCATCTTCGACATAATTATATGAGTTATTGATTACTACTTTTTTCTTTTTCTGAAGCTCTTGTAGGCTTGGTGGACCTGTTTCTGGTACTTTATCCTCTCCTAATAATGTTTTTAATTGATTCTCTATTATTTTTTCATGATCATCATTTTCCTCAGGTTTCTCATAAAGTTTTTCGTAAGGTTTCGCATCATTGTCATAATTATTGGCTTCGGATTCCTGATAAGGTTTCTCGTAAGATTTCTCATAAGGTTTCTCGTAAGATTCCTGATAAGGTTTCTCATAAGGTTTCTCATACAAATCTTCAACTGTATTCAAAGATTCAGTATCCACTTTAGGTGCCATATATAATTTGTTAAGTAATTCTCTACGTACCTTGAGCTTATTTTCTAGAAGCTCAAGGTACAAAGTAGGCATACGTGGAAATTTTTTAATCGGTAATTCACGCTCGTAGTCTTCAAGAGGAATTCTTTCAATTATTATTTCTCCCATTTTAGGGATGTGATTAAGCGCTTAGCTTATGATCCATCTTTATGAGAGTGGATGTTTTTAAACAAAGAAAAACTTACTTTTGTATAAAAATTGTATAAAAATGTGGTTTCTAAAAAATGAAATTAACCAAACTAAAACGTTGTTGTGGCTTATCGGGCTTGCAGTGCTCATTATGGGTATTATATTTGTTTGGAACCTTTTATCAGGAGAAAAAGGTTCATACATGGATTTAACACCGATGATGATAGATTTGATGAAAAAAGATGTTAGGCATGAACCTCAGAAAAAAATGGCATTTGAAAGTAAAGGAGAGATTGAATGCAGAAGAGCTGTTGAAAAAATTACTGGTAAACAATTTCCAAAATCTAGACCTGATTTTATGTTGAATCATATTAGTGGACAAAATCTCGAATTAGATTGTTATAATGATGAATTAAAAACAGCTATTGAGTACAATGGAGAACAACATTATAAATATATCCCGTATTTTCATGCTAGCAAAGATGCATTCTACAATCTTAAATACAGAGATGACATAAAAAAGAGGTTATGTGAACAAAATAATATCACATTGATCACAGTGCCATACACAGTTAAAAATGATAATATTGAAAATTATATTAGTCAACGTTTGAAATGATATTTTCAATATAAAAACATGGCATCTAACGATTCAGAAACAATTGACGGAAAGTATGATAGCGAGGAAGAAGTAGGAGATAATGATGATGATATAAATGAAGGTGTCGATGATTATGATTACGGAGACAATGAGGGTTCAAATGAGGGTTCACAGGAGACAGTGCAATCTCTATTTGGAGATTGCAGTGTTTCCAGTGGTGACATATCGGAAATAATGAGAGGTAGAGGAAGTACCAATATTTGCTCTACAAAAAATCCTGTAGGACAAAGCATAAGTTCGGAAGACAAAATAAACATTGAGGATTTTATGGATGATTTAGAAGAAAGGATCTTACCACTATCTCATATAGTTTCACGTAAAGAGCAATACCAATATGCTGTAACTGCATGTGAATCTCATTTTAATTTGGTTTCCAATATGGATAAAGTAAGTAATTCTATTTTAAGACTGATTGCAGATGCAGCTGCGATAGCCCTACGTGATCGTACTGCAAACGAACCAGAAGTAAATCTGTCGTTTATGAAGTACGCTGAGCAAAGGTTTGTTTGAGATTCAGATCAATTAAAAAAAATTATCTACACTAAACAAAAGACAATAATGGCAGATGGTTCAGAAATGCTAACTTACTTGCTTTACGCAGTACTCGTAATTGTGCTAGCTGTTGCAGGTTGGTACATCGGTGAAAAATATACGTATAAAGAAGCGGGAGCAATTATCGGAGGTCTAATTGGTGCTGCTTTTGTATACTACCATTCTACTAGCACAACAGGAGGTTATGCTTTTTAAATAAATAATTCAAATATATTTGAAGCAACATTAATTTTCCTCTCATAAAAATGGGAGCTTCAGTATCAAAAAATGTATCAGATGCCGTCACGAGAGCAGTGGCAAAGGTGTCTTCATCAATTATTCAAAATACTCAGTTAACGCAAGATTCTAGTCAGATCATTAGTGTTACAGACGTAGATGGCGATGTGACTATAACAGACCAAACATTTACTCAGAAGGCTATAGTTAACATGCATGCATTATTGAATGCTCTTTCAACTGAGGAATCGCAACAATCTATAATGCAAGAATTAGCCCAAGATGCAAAAAGTTTTACTAATGGTTTAAATATTGCTCAATTTTCTGATGCTCAAAATACAATGAATTTACTTTTGGAAGCAACAGTCAACCTCATAACATCGATAGGTGAAACATGTAATGCATTTAATCGTCAATATCAAACAATTACTGTGGAACGTGTAAAAGGCAATGTTCTTGTGAAAAATAATGTTTTTGATCAAATGTACAATATTATTCAGAATTGTACAGAACAAGCAACATCCAATAGTAAGCTTGTTCAAGATTTTTCTGCCAAACTATCTCAAACATCTAGTGCAACATCTGAAGGTATTTCTGGTTGGATTCTTGTTGCACTATTGGCTGTACTCATCGGGATGCCAGTAGTTGGAGGAATGGTATTTGGTAAAGCTCTTCTAAAATTTATATTTCCAATCATTCTTGTGATTGGAATAGTTTTTCTTATTTTATATTACACGAGAGGTAAAGAAGTAATGAAAACAGTAAGTTATAGCAATTTCATTAGTGCATCACCTGAATGTAATTCTGTATTATTGGAGACTGTTGATGGAACGTATACTCTAGAACAAGCATCCGATGCGTGCACTAAAGACAAAAATTGTAAAGCATTCGATTGGCAAGGAATGAGAGTTTTACCTAGTAATAATGGTTACGAAAAAATGAATGAGACAAAAATAACGTCTTACAAAAATATATCAGACAATTGTAGAGCATCCATTAAACACGATAATCTTAAATTATTACGTGCTCCAAATTTTTTCAAAGGTGTTACTGACCCTCCTGAAATTCGAGAGGCTATGAAGGGAGATGTATATCTTAATGTAACTACTGGGATATGGTTCCAATTGGATAATGATGAATGGCAAACAAAAGCACCTCTTACTACTAGAGTTTTCAATAGAATTGATTGGGGATCTTTAAACCCCCTACTTACACAAACTGCAAATGTCCCAGTATTAACGAGTCCAGTTATGAATGATGTATATGCATTATATCATGGATCAAATCCACAATATTTTTATGTATATCGATATACTACAGAATGGCTACTAGAACACAAAATAAAAGGACCGGGTCTTATACCAGCCGCTCCTCCAATTACAAATACTAGCGGTTTTAAAGAAATTGAGAAACCTTCATGGATGATGTATACAGGTATTGCTGCTATTGTAATTGGTGCGATAGGTTCTTCCATAGTCGCATATATGACAACAAGAGAAGAGAATTTTGAATGGTAAGTACTCCTTTAAATTGTAGGAGTCTTCATTAAAAATTATCTTCTTTATTTAAAAATGACAACTACTGGATCAAACATCACTAGCGGGTTTATTGATCTTGCTACTTTTGATGAGGTTGACAAATATCAATATGGTTCTCCTCAAGCATTTGCATATTTTGTGAGGGAAACGCGTAAATCTACTTGGTTCACTCAAGTACCGGTGATCCTCTCTCGTTCATCGGGAGCTGCCGGATTTAATCAAGAATGGTCAGTTTCCATTTCTAGGGCAGGAGATTACCTCCTACAGGCATGGCTTCGACTAACAATGCCCGAGGTTGAATTGCTTGCAGGTAATGTATATGGACTAGATGGTAGAATTAGGTGGACGCGTAATTTTATGCATAATTTAATCAGAGAAGCTTGTATTTCTTTCAATGATCTTGTAGCAGAACGATTCGATAATTACTTCCTCGATTTTTGGTCTGCATTTACTGTTAGTGCTAGCAAGCGTGTAGGATATGATAATATGATTGGTAATGTAGACAGTCTCACATCTCCTCATCCCGTTGACGTCCCTCTTCCCAGTCAAACACTTAATTTACCTCTTCCATTCTTCTTCACACGTGATAGTGGAGTGGCTCTTCCAACTGCTGCATTGCCGTACAATGAAATGCGCATTTCATTTAATTTCCGTAACTGGACTGAACTGCTAATTCTGGAAAATAGTATTCCAGAAAATACTGTTAATCCCGCTACTGTACCTGTTGTTGGTCGAGATATCGCGCTTGCTCCTGAGCTTACAAACATCCAAGTATGGGCCAATTATTCAATTGTGTCAAATGAGGAACGTAAACGTATGGCCTGTGCTCCAAGAGATATTTTGATTGAACAAGTACAGACTGCTCCACGACAGAACTTTACACCCCTCACTAATCCAACCCAAAGCTTCGATATTAGGTTTTCTCATTCGATTAAGGCTCTATTCTTTGCTGTTAGAAACATTACAAGTCCTAATATCTGGTCCAATTATACGACTGCTAGTCCTATTCCAGGTCCTTCGGCCGTTGTATATGAACCATCTGGAGCTTTTGACCCAATTGCTAATACTACTTTCACATATGAAAATACTAATCGTCTCAATCAAATGGGATCTGATTACTATTCTTTGATTGAACCTTTCTACAAGGCTCCTAGTATTCCAGAGCCAACAGGTTATCATTTGTATTCATATTCATTGGGTTTCTATAATGTTGACCCACTCGGATCTACCAATTTTGGTAAGCTTACCAATGTGAGTGTAGTACCAGCAGCATCACCAGCTGCGGTTACTGGAGCTTCGGCTGCAGGCCCTGCAGGATCAGGACAAGATTTTAGACAGGTGTATGAATTTGTTATTATTGGATTGAATACGAATATTATCAGGATTAGCGGTGGAGCTTTAGGTTTCCCTGTTCTGTAATTGTTTTAATGCTTTTGTTGACCAGTTTATATATTTAATATTTTTTATACCTATTGAGGTATAAAAAATAAACAAATGGACACACCTTCTGGATACACCTTCTGGTCAATACAAATGTCACGTGTTATGTTTATTATATAGTATCTTTCTATACTTTTCAGTATAGAAAATGGATGCCCCCACTATAAGAGACCTTTAGAGATTGCTCTCTAAGATATTCCTAGCCCCAAACATCGCTAGGAATTGTGACATCCAGCCATCG